CTGCTATAGCAACTACAAATGCTGACGCTTTACCTAGTGGCTCTCAAGTAAGTCTTGGAGCAGGAACAGTTACAGTTACAGGAACGGCAGTAGTAAGTCCAACTGGCTCACAAACATCTTTAGGTATAGGAACTGTAGTAGTTTCAGCAGATGCTAACGTATCAGTTAATGGAAACTCATTGACCTTAGCAACAGGAAGTGTTACAGTAACAGGAACAGCAGTTGTGAATCCTACAGGATCACAAGTAACGGCAAACACAGGAGAAGCAGGGATTATTACCTGGAACGATATCGTACCAGGGGTGAACATGACTTGGACACCAATAGACCCTTATTAATAAATTATGGCATCATCTTTTTCAACAAACTCAAAATTAGAATTAGTCACTACCGGTGAAAAAGCTGGTCTATGGGGCACGATTACTAATACAAATTTACAAATACTAGAACAATTATCCACAGGTTATTTATCATCTGCACAATTAGCATCTGGTGATTTAACTCTAGCACTAGATAATGGTGCAACATCAAACGGTAAAAATTTATACATAAAATTAACAGGTACACTTGGTGCAAATAGAAATGTAACTATACCTGATGGTGCTGAAAGAGTTATAGTATTTGAAGATGCAACAACAAGAGGCACTTCTACTTTATATACAATAACAGTTAAAACAGTATCGGGATCAGGAGTTGTATTACCTATTGGATCTACTTCATTAGTTTATTCAGATGGTACAAATGTTAGTCTTGGTATTCGTAACAAAGGTTATGTAACATTAAACTCTTCAACAATTACTGCATACACTGCAGTCGATGGTGATCAAATTTTAGCAAACACAACAGCTAACCCAATTACAGTAACACTACCGGCTTCACCTGCAACAGGTGCTGAAGTTTTATTTGTTGATGCTAGAGGCACATTTGCCAATAACAATTTAATTATTAATAGAAATAGCGAACCTATTAATACAGGTACAAGTAATTTAACTTTAACAACTAACGGTCAAGCCTTTTCATTAGTCTACGTTGATTCAACAAGAGGTTGGGCGTATAAAACCAACACGGCGTAAGGAGCACGGACCATGGCCCTTATTGATTTTAAAGTATTACCAGGGATTGACAAACAAGATACAACATCTGGAGCAGAAAACAGATGGGTTGATTCTGACAATACAAGATTTAGATATGGCCTACCTGAAAAAGTAGGTGGTTGGTCTTCTTTAATATCAGATAGTATTGTAGGTGTTGCAAGACGTGAGTTTGCTTTTGTAGATTTAGAAGGTAACCGTTATGTTGCAATAGGAACTGATAAATTTTTACTTTTATATTTTGAAGGTCAAATATTTGATATCACACCTATAAAATCAGCTTTATCTTCATCAACAATAGCAACAGTAAATAATTCTGCAGTCTGTACAGTTACAACTACTTCAACACATGGGTTTGAACCTGGAGATATTGTTTTATTTGATAGTGTAACTTTACCAGGTGGAACTGGATACAGTGCATCTGATTTCGAAGATAAATTATTTCAAGTTATATCTACACCTACTTCAGTAACATTTACAATTACACAAAGCAGCAACGCTGGTGGTACGGTATCTACAGGTGGTAGTATATCTGTAATTCCTTATGAAAAAGTTGGTCCCGCTGCACAATCTTATGGTTATGGTTTTGGTATTGGACAATATGGTGGAACAGTACCGGGTGCACAACAAACTACTTTAAATGGTGGATTGAATGCAGACACTGCAGGTACAGGTGGATCAGGAACTGTTATTAACGTTACATCAAACACAGGTTTTCCAACAGCAGGAACTATAGCTGTAGGAAATGAATTAATAACTTACACAGGAAAAGGTACAAACACTTTAACAGGTATTACTAGAGGAGCTTTTGGGACTGCAACTTTTGGTACATCAAATGGTCAAGCTCACTCAACAGGTGCAACGGTTACAGATGCATCAAGCTTTACAGGTTTTGGAAGTGGAGTACAAGCTTCTGAAGTAACCCTAGAACCAGGTCTTTGGAGTCTCAGTAACTTCGGTCAGGTGTTAGTTGCAACCATTGCAAATGGTAAAACATTTACATGGAATGCAGGAGCAGCATCACCTCTAACTGTTAGAGCTTCAACAAGCACATCTGGTTTTTCAACATCTGCTAATCCAACTGCAACCAGAGTTACATTAGTTTCACCTACAACACGTCACTTAATTCATTTAGGTACAGAAACAACTATTGGAGATACAACTAGTCAAGACGATATGTTTATAAGATTTTCTGATCAAGAAAATATAAACGATTATACACCCACTGCAATTAACTCAGCAGGTTCTCAAAGACTACAAGATGGAACAAGAATTATGGGTTCGTTAAAAGCAAAAGAAACAATTTTAGTTTGGACAGATAACGCTTTGTATACTATGAAATTTATTGGTGCACCTTTTACATTTGGGTTCGAACAAGTTGGTACTAACTGTGGATTAATTGGTAAGAATGCAGCTGTAGAAATAGATGGTGTTGCATTTTGGATGAGCACAAATGGTTTCTTTATGTTTGATGGTACAGTTAAATCTTTACCATGTAGTGTTGAAGACTATGTTTATGATCAAGCAGATACTACAAAAGGCCAACAAATAGCAGCAGGTATCAATAATTTATTTACAGAAGTTGTTTGGTATTATCCTTCAACTAGTTCTGATTACAATGATCAATATGTTGCATTTAATTATGGTGAACCTATGAGAGGTGGTGTTTGGTATATTGGAACAGAAGCTAGAACTTCCTGGATTGATGCAAGTGTATATCAAAAACCAATAGCAACTAAATATAACTCATCTTCTAATGGAACTTTTCCTGAAGTCATAGGTCAAGATGGTTTAGGTCAAACTCAATTATTTGAACATGAGGTAGGCACAGATCAAGTTAATCAAGACGGAAGTACAACAACGGTTACATCTTTTGTAAAATCATACGACTTTGATATACAATCAAGACAACAAGGTACAGAAGGTATTTCAGGAGATATATTTTTAGCCATGAGAAGATTTGTACCAGACTTTAAAAATTTACAAGGAAATGCTAAAGTAACACTAGCTGTTAAAAGATATCCTCAACAATCAGATACAACAACAACGTTAAGTCCCTTTACAATTAACTCTAGCACTGATAAAAAGGATACTAGAGCCAGAGGAAGATTTGTTAACATTAAGATAGAAAACACTGATGTTAGTGAGTCTTGGCGTTTTGGCACATTACGAATTGACATACAACCAGACGGACGTAGATAATGGCATTTAGATATCCAGAAATAGGTACTCCAAGAATACCTGAGCTAATACCTAATCAAAGGCTTATAGATATTAGAGAACAATTTGGTATTCCAGGTGAATTTTTATTAGATGACACTAATCAGTATTATACAAACATGAATGATAATGCACCTATTGAAAAAATAGATGCTCCAATAAAAGAATATATTATGGCTGGTGGTGGAAGTGGAGGTGGTGGAGGTGTAACTCCTGAATTATTAGGAAGTCAAGATGGTGCAATTGGTTATGTTAGACCACTTGATTCAATAGATGGTACGGGAATTACTGGTATTGATTTTATTGATAGACCTCTTCCTCAAGATTTAAGAACTAATACAATTGAAAGTTTAAGAAAACAATTTAATGAAAATAAAGCACTACAAGCTAGGTTTGATACTTTTGATAATTATATAAAACAAAGTTATCCACAAGGTTTAGAACCAGAAAAAACAGGTATCTTACAGAACATAAAAGATGGCGGTAGTAAACTTTTAGATTTTATAAAAGGTGGTGGAGTTATAGGTAACATAGCATCAACAGTTTTACCTGAACAAAGACCAGAAGCAATCTTTATGAGAAATTATTATGGTGGTAAAGATGGCAGTAATTTAACTAGTTCTGGTTCTATAGCATCTGGTTTAATGAAAGGTTATAACCCTGTATCAGGTGGTGGTTTATATACATTAACAGGTGGTAGATATGGAAATGAACCTACGTATGGTTTACAAAATGCTTATGACAGAAGAATAGATACTATTAGAAAAACTTTAGCTAAACAAGCCAATGATATTGCAACAGGTAAAAGAACAAAACCAGTTTCAGAAGTTTTAAGAGAACGAATAGAAAAACTAAGAGAAGAAAAAGCAAGAGAAGCAGAAGCATTAAGAGTTTCAGAAGAAAATAGAATAAGACAAGCACAAGAGCAACAAAGACAAAGAGATGATCGTACAAGAGCGGATGCTAATCAAAGATATAGAGATGATCCA